CCATACTCTGCAGCATTGGCTCTGAATGATTCAGCAACTTGTTCTTGCGAGTCTGTGAGTTCTTTCTGTGCCTTTAATAGAAGAAGTTCTTCGCGCGAAATACCGATCTTAGAGGCTAGTTGTTCCTCCTCACGTTTCTGTATCCTTGCTTGTCCGAAACTAGTCTTATCAAATGAATCTTTAATAGACTTAAATGGATTTTTAAATTTCTTATCTTTTTTGGCAAACTGGTTAAGCGCCATACTAGCGGCACTCAACTCACCAATACCAGAACTGAAGTTTCTAACCTGATCAGAGAATGCTTGAGATTGTTCGGCAGACCGTCTATTAGAATCAATAGACGTTTGCATCGCTTCAGTTACAATTGGTGGGAGTGCCATTTTCTATTCCTATTTCTTTTTCATTGCTTGTGTGCCAAAGAAAGCCGCAACGATACCAGCAACAGCTACGAAGTATGTTGGTGCCATACTACCCAGCGTCTTCTGTGCTTCGTCTAAGCCTGCTAGTGAGGCGAGTACAACAGCGAATGGATATAACAATAATCCGCCCAATGCGAACCATGTCATGTTACGTTGAGCATCACGCATAGCATCAGCGTCTTCGAGTTCTTTACGCTTAAACTCAAGATACATTGCTTCTTCTTCTGTACTTACTTTACCATCGCCGTTTGTATCGGCTGGATGGAATACCTTTTCTTCCGACATTATAACCCCTATTTTTGATTCTTTTGTTGTTCTTCTAATTCTTCGAGATGATGTTTCAATAAAGTAACATAGATATCTCGTTCAAACGGTATCATATTGTCGAGTTCACTCAAGCTGTAATTATGATGCTGCATCATTGCAAAGTTCAACTGGTACATATTTGCTAATGAGTCATGCACCATGCTTACATAAAAAAACTTTGCATTCCCTCCAGAACTATTTCGTCTTTCTCACCACATTCAGGACATGTCCATTCAATAGTGTGAGACAGCTTTGGTGCTGCTTGGAAAAAATCTGTAATCATTTTAAACTGTGCTGTGTCTAATTGTTCTAGCCACTTAGACATCTCGTCTCTGGTGAAATCATCGTAGACTTCAGAAGCATCATAGATGTATTCAACACAACTAACAACCAATTCAAAAAGCTGAGATGTAGAATTTGCATCAAGAGAATTAACATCTTTCATGCCAGCGTATCGTAACTTGATTCCAAGCTCGCTGGTCAAGTCAATCTTTCCGTCACTAACATTATCAGACACTTTAATGTCATCAATGTTTATAACTACGTCTGTGCGGTGCTTACATTCAGTTTCTTTGTCACTATGGGCAAGTTTCAATTCAATAACTTCACCGACAGACTTTGATCTGAGCTTCAGGAATAGATATTCCACATCAAATGTCGCAAGAGTATCTAAATTGATCTCGCTGATGATACAAGAAGATAAGATATTAATGATCGCATTTCCTATCTCTTTCTCATCACCACCTTCAAGTGCCATAAGAAGAATCTTTTCTTCTCTCACCAAAAATGGTCTATATTTAATTTCTTTCCCAGTAGATGGTACTTTCGTAACAAATTCTGGAGCTGTTAGCTGAGGTAAACTCATTATATTCTCCTAATAAAAAAATAATTTAAAATAAACTTCTTATCACTGCAATTTTGTTCTTCGCACTGCCGACACTAGCACTAATGGCAGACCTTCCTTTTTCAAATGCTCCTGATATGTTACCGAATCCTGGAACACTTATGCTCCCAGAAATACCGTCTCTATCAATCTTGAAGCTGCCACCAATACCTTTTGTTGCTTGGTTCTGCTTGGTGAATACGCAGGAATAATTCTTGTATGCAAACGTGACATTCATACGCAGCGCAGAATCTTCGCCCCATGCCATAGCAATAGGATTTATAACAATTGGGTATGCTTCATTTAATGTGTGGATAGCCCGCAACTCGCCTCCTGAACTATACTGCCTGATAGTCACAGACCTCGCATAATTATCAAAATACCTAACATTGTATGTATTTCGTGTTGCGTTCTCTCTAGAGTTGCCGCTCGTATTAAATGCGCCAGTATTAACCATCTGGTCTTGCCAGATCTCAAAGTATTCTTTCTCACGGATATCTTCACTCAATAAGAAAGATATCGAAACGTCACCGTATGTTTGGCCATAAGCAACTTTATTGATTGGACCATAATTGTTAAAGCTATGTTCGGCAGTAGAAATGCCACGTCCTGGAAGTTCAGTTGCGTCTGCGCGATACTGCATGTCTCGCTCAGTTTCAGCATCACCAGCGCCATGAATAAAAATATCAAAGTGGGACGCCTTGGCTATACCGCTTGTGTTGATACTTGATACTATGTCATTTACATTAAACGGCATTATTTTAACATCCTTCTGCTATCCGCAAACACTTTCGACTTTCTTGCTTTCTCGAATCTTTCGGTTGGTAAGAATAAAGCTGTGTCCCACTCAGTGGAATTTATCTCTATGAATTCTGACTTCACCTGACTTGAAAGATAATGTTTAAATGTCGGCTTGAAAAACTTATATTTAGAAGCACTATTTAGTATATCGTAAGAGACTTTCAGCTTCGTAGACTCATCATATTTTGTATTATTTGTTATGTCGTACAATGAGTCCATCAGTTTAGCTCGGAGCTGCGGCGGAAGATAATGTAGATTAATCCCATAGAACCCACCAGCTGCTGGTCCAACCATAAAGATCAGAGGAAACTTATCGTAGTATGGTAACGTCTTCGCTCCCTTTGGATCGTATCTAAAATGGTACATACGCCCTATCAGAACACGCTTCTTTTTATTGGTCGCGTCTTTAATTATGTTTGATGGATAAGCACCAGCACTTCTTTGGGTGCGCGCTTTATCCCGATACCAATCACGGGCAGCTTGTGTACGAGCTGGGATCTGTCCCTGTCGTACACCTTTGAGTAACATGTCGTCAAATATTGAAGCGATGGTCTTATCCTCTTATTGATACTATTTAGGAGTCTTCTTGAACAATTCTTTCTCAGTAAGTATCTGAAACTTCCAATTTCTGTCCTTACAATATTCAATAGCAGCTTCCCATTTAGCTTGATTCACGCCCCATGTTTTAACTTCATTTAAATACTTCTTCGTCAATCTCTTCTGTGCTTTGGGGGCGTGGGTCTGTCCATATGGTTTAACTTCAATCATTATCACTTCTTTGTTACTTGTTTTAATTAAGAAGTCTACAAAGTAGCGGTGTTTCTTTCCGTCAATAGGTGAACGATAGCCAATGGGGAACGGCTCAGATGCCCACCAAATAATGTCTGGGTTTTTGTCAAGATAGGTCATCACGTTGAGTTCCCAACTTGAACGATATGTGATATCGCTTGAATCTCCTTTATATTTCTCAGGAAACCTGCATTGGAACTTGCCTTTGTAAAAATGTGCCATGCTTTTCCTTATAAATAGAGTATCACATAAGCATATTTATAAGGGTATCAATTAATGCCGAAGATTAATCTAAAGCAGTTGACCGCATCAGGGAAGTCTGTAGTCGCGTCAGCGCGAGGAAAACTCGAGAGTATCGCGGGTGCTGCTGGACAAGGCGCTTTTGGAGTTTCTGTTGGTAAGAATGGGGTCTCGGTAAGCGCAAACTTTAATGAGTTGATCGAGAAAAAGAAACAAGGCAATCTCGTCAGAAGCCCACTAGCCAATCTATTTAATAATCCAAAGATACAAGATCAATTACAATTCCCTTCAACTCTCGACAATGAGCATTACATCGTTTTCAGTGTTATCGAAACGAATCGTAAGAATAGAGAAGTCGCGCCAATTAAGCGAGTGACAAGAAATATCATCCTCCCTATACCATCAAACCTTAGCGTATCATATGGAGCGGAATATGAGAATGCTGAGTTAGGTGTCTTTGGTGGCGCTGCTGCTGGTCAGGTTGATTTTGCTGGCGCTGGCGGCGATATCGGCAATCTGATTAGCTCAAAGATAAAGGGTGCTATTGCTGGCACAGGTAGTGGTCGTGAAGAAATTATGGCGGCAGGTGCTGCGGCGGCTGCTACAGCGGCGGCAGGTGCGGTAGGTGGTGGTGTTGGTGCATTGCTTGCTGGTGGCGCTGCAGGTGGTGGTGTTGCGGCAGGTATCGGTAAAAGAGAAGGCATTGCAATAAACCCTCATATGGCTGTTATGTTCAAAGGCGTTGGGTTCAGAGAGCATGAATTCTCATACAAGTTTATTGCCCGCAACATGAAAGAATCTGAACAAATTAAAAAGATAATCAACACCTTCAAATACCATATGCACCCAGACTTCTTTGCGGGCAATCTCGCATTCAGTTATCCTGATGAGTTTGTGATCAATTTCGCGGACGGTATCGCAAGTAATTTGTACTCAATTGGCGACTGTGTACTAAAGAACTTCAGCGTCAATTATAATTCGCAAGGAGTCCCTTTATTCTTCGAGGATACTGGCGCACCAGTTTCTATTGAGATAACATTACAATTCCAAGAAATGAAGATCGTCACTAAGTCTAATATGGACAATCCGAATCAAACAGGCGTATCAAGCGAGGGAGAATCATAATGTCAAATTATTTCTCATACTTCCCGACAACGCAGCATGACCTGAAAAACGAAAACAGAAGTGTCAAGCTAACCAATATACTGAGACGATTCAAAGTAAAGTCTGCATTAAAAGATAAGTCTTCTGTATTCTACAATTACCAAATACAAAACGGCGATCGACCTGATACAATAGCCGAGAAGTATTATGGAAGTAGCTCATACTCATGGCTGGTCTTACACTTCAATGACGTCGAAGACGCGATATTTGGATGGCCATTGTTTGGCAACCAATTTGACCATTTTATTATAGGCAAATATGGGTCTATTGCAACTGCTCAATCTACTCTCCATGAGTATCGAATATTCTGCAATCATAAAGATGAGAACGGTGTTAATTCACCATCCAAAAAACGAACTCTTATCGACGGCACTATACTCGAAGAAAGGGTATTGGTCGTTGACCTGACAACATTCAACGCAACACCTGCTGCATATAGATATAATAGCACTGGTGTGACGAAGTATGACTATGAGGTAGAGAAGAATGAAGCTAAGAGAGAAATTCAGTTGCTAGATGTGAAGTATCTATCTACTGTTCGGGATGAAGTTGAAACAGTATTAAGGAATGGTATTTAATAATGGCAGCTGTCGGCGAGAGTGGATCAGGATATAAAAATCCTGGAGATATTGATGTTAGAACGTTCACATTAATATCTGGCACAGGACAAGTTCTTGACATCGAAGATTTGGTGTTAGACTTCAGCGTATTCCAAAATATATATGAAAAATATCTGACGTGCGAACTCGTAATAAATGATTCTGTTGGTTTGATCAATACACTTAAAGGTGATCCAGACAATGGCGTCCAAGGCGGATTCACAGGCAATGAAGTTCTTTGTGTTTCATATAAATCAAACAGTGATGAACTTGATTGGAAGAATCATGTATTCTCGCTGTATGAGCTGACTGAACGGAGTAAGATTGCTGAAAGAAGTGAGGCATACATCATAGCAGGAATAAGTGTCGAGGCGATTAGTAACGCATCACGCACAGTATCTAAGTCATATGGTAATGGGGGCGGCAATAAGATCTCTAATATGGTATTGAGTGTGATGAGCGAATTCTTTGATACTAATGTTATGCGTGGTTTCTATTATGATCTGCGATCAGCAGCTGGGTTTAGGATGGAAAAAGAAACCACAATAGATGAGACTACTGGTTCTCATCGATATATCATACCGAATCTGTCAGTTGATGACACTATCAACTTCTTCATTGATGAGTCTGATTCTGATGATCACATTCCAGCATACACATTTTATGAGAACAGTAGAGGATTCAATTATCGCAACATAAGCAACCTCACCGCGCAAGAACCCAGAGAAACATATCAGTATGCGATAATGAATAATGACACGCTTGTTGGTGATAGTGAGGTGAATTATGATCGAACTAAAATACAATCATTTAATATGCTGAAGCAAACAAATTTCTTAGAGAATATCGAAGACGGTTTGTATAAGACTAAGACGATGCATATAGATCTTCTGAGGAAGTTCAAACGTGAGACTATGTTTGATTATGAAAAGCATTTTCCGAAATTTAAAACGCTACAGAGTCTCAGAATTCCTGGAAACATTGAAAGTCCTTCGATAACTAGACTTGTGACATCAGACCATGGACGTGATACGGACGCAAACTTTCAAGTTGAGTCTCCGCTACCAAAAACATTGACCGAGACTGCTGGACACACAGCAGCATACAATGCACACATCTTCAACACTATAATGGAAGTCACGATTCCAGGAGATAGCGAGCTTGATGTTGGTGATGTTATCTATTTGTCAATCCCACCGTCTACGATCACGGAAGACCAAGAAGGCACGGAAGATAAATACATGAGTGGTAAATACCTCATAACAAAACTACGTCATAAAATGCTTGGCAATAATGGCGAAACTTTCACAACAGTCCTAGAATGCGGGAAAGATACAGGAATTAAAGTATAATGATATTATCATTCGCTGAAAAGCAATTAATGGAACAATACCAACAGCTTGAAGAGAAGCTGATCATGTTTAATAACGGCGCTCGTTATGGACAGATCGTATTCCTTGCTGGCGGCGCAGGTTCTGGTAAAGGGTTTGCTTTGGCCAACTTTATGGAAAATGATAAATTTAAGGTTCGTGACGTTGATGTGTGGAAAGAAGCATTCCTCAAAATCAATGAGTTGAAAGGTAAATATCCAGAGATAAAGGGATTGAACCTCAGTAAGCCAGCTGATGTATTCAAGCTACATGCGTTCACAAAGAAGTTTAAAATAAAAGAAAACTCATTAACCGCAATGTTGAATGATGTTGTTCGATCAGGTTCTGCCAAGAAAGGCACATTACCAAACATCGTATTTGATATCACATTGAAAGATTTAAAACAAATGACCGAAGTTTTGAAGTTGGTCGAGGCTGTAGGATATAAGCCCAAAGACATTCATGTAAACTGGGTCTTAACAAAGTATGAAGTTGCTGTTCAGAACAACCAAGAAAGACCACGTATAGTGCCTGATGATATTCTCTTGAAGACACACAAGGGTGCTGCCCAAACAATGTCCGAGATTGTCAAAGGTAACTTGCCGAGAGGTGTTGACGGTCAAGTAAATGTTATTTTAAATAATAGAGAAAACACAATACCAAGACTCAACAAAGACGGAAAGGTTTTTGTTGGCAAAGGTGGTAATATTGTAGTGAAAGATTTCACATACTTGCGTCTGAAGAAAGAAGGAAAGCCATTCTCAAAAGAATCAGCTGTCCAGAAACAAGTGTTTGATTGGATTAAACAAAACGCTCCGAAGGATGCGTTATCAACAATAGACGAACCGAGGATGTAAAAATGCCATTACCTGGATCACAAAGAGAAAAGTTCTTATCTGAAGTTGCTGGAGCGAAAACTGCGCAGCCAGAATTCTTACAAGAAATTAAACTGCCAAAACATGATGTGGAGCAATTAGATGAGCAACCCAAAGCAAAAAAGCCAAAACGCGGAAGAAAAAAGAAATAGCCGCGAAGAACCCCAGTATGACCACCTCAGCGATGGAGTGGATCAAAAAGA